GCCGTCGGCAAAGGCTTTGCGTGTCTGGAAATCGAATGGCACCGCGTCGAAAAATTCTGGGTGCCGAAGACGCTCACCCACCGGCCACAGAGCTGGTTCACCTTGCACCGCGGCTACCGCCAGGAGTTGCGCCTGCGCAGCGACAAGATGGTCGATGGCGTGCCGGGAGAGCCGCTCAACCCGTTCGGCTGGGTCACTCATGTGCACAAGGCGAAAAGCGGCTACCTGGAGCGTTCTGCGCTGTTCCGCCAGTTGACGTGGACCTACCTTTTCAAGAACTACAGCGTGGGCGACCTGGCTGAATTCCTGGAGATCTACGGCATCCCGCTGCGCATTGGAAAGTATCCGAGCAGCGCGAGCGAAAAGGAGAAGGCCACGCTGCTGCGCGCCCTGGCCAGCATTGGCCACAACGCGGCCGGCATCGTACCCGAAGGCATGCTGCTGGAGTTCAAAGAAGCGGCCACGGGCGACCCCAAGGCTTTCGAGCTGATGATCGGCTGGTGCGAACGCAACCAGAGCAAAGTGATCCTGGGCGGCACGCTCACCAGCGGCGCCGATGGCAACGCCAGCACCAATGCGCTGGGCAACGTCCATAACGAGGTGCGCAAGGATCTGCGTGATGGGGATGTGCGCCAGCTCAACAGCACCGTCAGCAGAGACCTGGTCTATGCGATTGCGGCACTCAACGGCTTGGCGCCCGATGGGCCGCGGCGCTGCCCCGTGTTCAAGCTCAACGCGGAAGAGCCCGAAGACCTGAGCAGCTTTGCGGAATCCCTGCCCAAGCTGGTCAACGTCGGCTTGCGTCCGACCTTGAAGTGGGCGCACGAAAGGCTGGGCATCCCCATGGCCCAGGCTGGGGAGGCAGTGCTTCAGCCGGAACAGACCCAGTCTGCGCCGAAGGCCCCTGCGGCTATCGCAGCGCTGACTGCGCTCGAAGCCCCACGGGCAATAGCTGCACTGAACGCGCGCGTGCAAGCGTTTGAAGGTGCACCGACACCCAGGCCGGTGTTGCCAATATCAGCGCTTGCGCCGCCACAAGTCATGCAGCCTCAACTGGCCACCGCAGCGGCCCCCGCTGTGGGCGGCTGGATGACCCTGGTGCACAAGCTGGTGATGCAGGCCGAAAGCCTGGACCAGATCAGCGATGGCTGAAGCGCTGGCCGCGGCGAAATTGGCGGGACGGTTTGAGGTCATGCAGGAGGCTTCGGCCACCTGACCCTGAAACGGGGCCATAGGCGCGTTTTTTCCGGCTGTGGCCCCCGTTGCATATCCCCTGCGTCAGATAGCCCCTCCACGGCCCTGTAAAGCCTTTACAAGTTCTACCCATGACCCAAGCCGCTTATGGATCGCTACCATTCCGCGAGCAGAACGAATTTTTCAGGCGCAAGCTCAATGTGCCGACCACCGGATGGACCGACATCTACACCCAAGAGCACGACTGGGCGTTTGTTGTGGCTGGGGCCAACCGGGACGCCATCGTGGCCGACTTTCGGCAGGCCGTAGAGAAGGCGATTGAGGGCGGTGCGAGTCTGGAAGCCTTCCGCAAGGACTTCGACCGCATCGTGGCCAAGCACGGCTGGGACTACAACGGCGGGCGCAATTGGCGCAGCCGGGTGATCTACGACACCAACCTGGCCACCAGCTACGCGGCCGGGCGCTGGCAGCAGCTGCAGGAGGCCCCGTACTGGCAGTACGAACACAGCGACTGGGTGGAGCATCCGCGTGTGCAGCATGTTGGCTGGGACGGGCTGGTGCTCGAGCGCGGCAATCCCTGGTGGCAGCTCCACTTCCCGCCGAATGGCTGGGGCTGCCAGTGCAAGGTCAAGGGCCTGTGGCCGCGCGATCTGCAGCGGCTGGGAAAGGCCGGGCCCGACCAGGCCCCCAGCGTCACACTGGTCGAGCGCACCATCGGCCAGCGTAGCGCCCAGGGCGCGCGCACCGTGCAGGTGCCAGAAGGGATCGACCCGGGTTTCGAGTACGCGCCCGGCGCGGCGCGGCTGCGTGGTGCCATCCCACCCGAGCGGCCCGAGCCGCCCGTGCCGGGCAGCGCAGGCGGCAATGGGCTGCCCAATCTGCGCCCGCAAGACCCGCTGCCACCCCCGCGCCCCATCGCTGCAGAAACGCTACTGCCCAAAGGGCTGCCTCCCGAAGACTATGTGCGCGGCTTCCTGGAGCCGCTGGGCGCCACGCTCGAGCAGCCTGCCTTCGTGCGGGACGCGGTGGGCGAGCGGCTGGTGGTGGGCAAGGAACTGTTCCAGACCGCCAGCGGCGAATGGAAGGTGCTGAAGCGCGACCGCGAGCAATTCCTGCCGCTGATGGCCCAGGCGCTGCTGCAGCCCGATGAGATCTGGGTGCGCGTGGAATGGATGTACGCGCTGCAGAAAGCGGTCGTGCGCCGCCGCTACATCGCCCGCTTTGCCGTAGAGGGGCAGGAAGTGCCCGCGCTGGTGGTCTTCGAGCGCGGTGAAGATGGCTGGGCTGGCATCACGGCGTTCCAGGGGGTCGCGCAGAGTGCGGACGATTGGCGCGTGGGTGTTCGGCTCTATGCCCGCGACCAGGAATAAAAGAACCCAACACGGCGCCACGTGCTGGGTTCCTCCGGGGGTAGGGTTGGTGGACCTGGCGCGGCCTTCTCCCCCGATGAGTTGCAGCCATTCTAGGAGATTTGACCCATGGCCGGAAGCCACCTGACTATCACCGTCGACGACGCCGCACTGCGGGCCATGCTTGAGCACCGGGCCCAGCCCGACACTGGCCGCTTGGTGCCGCGCCTCGGCGAATACCTGCAATCGTCGACCGAAGCCCGCTTCAAAACTCAGACCGCGCCCAGCGGCGCGCCGTGGGCGCCGCTCAAGCGGTCTACCATCCGCGGCAAGAAGTACAACGCCGACAAGATCCTGACGCTGCGCGGCTATCTCCGCGGCGGCATCCGCTGGCAGGCGCCGGACGACAATACGGTGCAGGTCGGCACCAACCTCGAGTACGCGGCGATTCACCAGTTCGGCGGCGAGATCCAGCAGCCGGCGCGCCAGGCGACCGTGCGATATCGCAGCAAGGCTGGCCGCACGCTGTTTGCGGGGCGCAGGCACAAGAAAGCTACCGAGCGCCTGGTCAGCATCCCGGCTCACACCGTGACCATGCCCGCGCGGCCGTTCCTGGGCATCAGCGCGCAGGACGATCAGGAGATCCGGGAGATCATTCAGGAATGGCTGGCGCGGGCGCGCTGATAGTTCCCTCGTCCACAAGACGCCAGGAGTCCTGCCGCCGACCATGGCGGCATGCCTTCTCCCGCAACCCAGCAACAACGCCTCGCAGCCCTCGCCACCGCAGCCATTGCGGTGGCCGCTTGCACTTTTCAGGTCTCGACGACCCCGGGTGATGACGGGCTGACGCTCGTTCAGTTCACTCCAGCTGGTGAGTTCCTTCCGGGCGACGGCCGCCAGCTTGATGTGCCGTCCTGGCGCATCGACGCCTCGAGCGCACAGGCAGTGATTGCCCGCCACGCGGCGCGTGCGCAGCCGGTTGTCATCGACTACGAGCACCAGACCCTCAACAAGGAAAAGAACGGACAGCCAGCCCCTGCTGCAGGCTGGCTTCGGGACTTGCGCTGGATCGACGGACAGGGTCTGTTCGGCGCCGTAGCCCTGACGGCCAAAGCGCGTGCCGCGATCGATTCCCACGAGTACCTCTACTTCAGCCCAGTGTTCGAGTACTCGAAGACCGATGGCACGGTGCTGGCCGTCCATATGGGCGCGCTGACCAACAACCCCGGCATCCATGGGATGCAACCCATTTCCCTGCTGGCTGCCGCAACGGCGGCCTTTCTTCCCGCCCCCCAACCACAGGAGTTTTCCGTGAATCCCTTGCTCAAAGCACTCCTGGCCAGCCTTGGCCTGCCTGAAACCACAACCGAAGAAGTGGCCATCACCGCACTGACGGCGCTGGGCCCAATCAAGCCGTTGCAGGACCGCGCTGTTGCTGCCTGCACAGCGTTGAATCTGCCCACCGATGCTTCGGCGGAAACCCTGACGGCTGCTTGCACCAGCCTGCGCGCGGCCGGCACGGCGGGCGTGCCTGACCCCTCCAAGTACGTGCCTGCGGCCATGGTCGAGGAAATGAAGACCGAGCTGGCCGCGCTGACAGCCCAGAGCCTGGCGCGTCAAGTCGATGACCTGGTCAAGCCGGCCTTGAACGACGGCCGCATTCTGCCAGTCCAGGAAGCATGGGCGCGCGAACTGGGCAAAACCAATATCGCGGCACTCACCAGCTACCTGGGCACCACGCAGCCCATCGCAGCGCTGACCTCCACCCAGACCGGAGGCA